ACATCACGGGGCCAGCGCGCGAACAAGTCATCGCCTCCTATACAGAAGGTGTTGAGTTGAAAGCGTGGGTTCAATCCTACCGTGGCGAAGGAGGTTTCAGCCCACCATGCGTGGATTACTGATAGAATAGGCCAGCTGGGACCTAGACCCATCAGAACCCCGCATGATGACTGAACCTCCTGTCCCCAAGGGTAGGCGAGACCTTGTTCCCCAGTAAGGGCGAACAGGGCCTCGGACCAGAGAGGTGGTAGGTCGATCCATCCGTCGCACAACCCGAGGACCACGCTTCGCACGAGGTCCAAGGGAAAGCGATCCGTGGCCGCCGAGAGGTCAGTGGAGACAATGTGCTGTCCGGCCCTAGAGCCCTGCATCACATTGCCCATTGCCTCCCGCCGGTCACCTCGGAGGAAGTCCGAGGCCGGGCGGTACCGAGCAACAGCCTTTAAAAGCGCTTTGTTCAGGACCGAACCTGCGACCGCAACGTGGGCTGGTGGAGCAGAGACGACTCTCTGCTTCCAGCCACGTTCCGGCACGCAGGTAACCCGGTGGGTCGCTGGCTGAGTCGCTGTTTTCCAAGCAGCGGCTCGAGCCACGTCGACGGATCCCTGATTGGACCGCACCGACTCAACTTCCGAAGGAAGGAAGAAGTCGTTGTAGTCCATGAAGGACAGTGCATTCGGACGAGACCAGTACTCCTCAGGGAGTTCACTGATCCAACGGATGTGCTGCCTTCGGGTCTCCTCACGTGAGCCTCCGTCTTTTCTCCCCGTGTCGGCCGAAGCCGACGGGGAGGGGAAGACGGACTCAACGAGATCCGCTTTCTTGATATGCGCGCGCGCAAACCAAGTAGCGAACCTCCGTGCGGAGTCCCTCAGGGCTGGTGCCACCGTTGGAGACGAGGTGAGTGCGGCCCGATGCGCTACAAGCGCGCGGGACCGGATCACCTTGTCTCCAGGTGGAAGAGTCCGGCCCAGGAAGGCCAACTGGTCGAGGGCGTCGCGAGAGACGTCCCCGATCAGAAGCTTCCTGACCAAGAAGCGCGACTCCGGGACCAGGGGCACTCCAGTGATGGCAGTGTCCCGGGCCCCCGCAGCCGCGCGCTTGAGCCACCCTAGGGTGGCGCCGGTCCCTTGACTGCAGCATGAGGTCAACAACCACACAGCGAGCTTTTGGAGCTCGATGAGTCGCTTGTTGGCCAAGCGCCCTCCCCATCGCATGGGGAGTGGGCGCCATGCTGCAGACACACCAATGATCGCCTCCCACGTCTGCTCGACAATGCAGACGTGGGCTCGAGGAAGGGGGGGGAGAGAGAGGAGCGCAAGCACAAGCTTACGCGATGGTACCTTGGCAGAGGGCCCCATGACCGAAATCATGGTGGCTCCCTGCCTCCCGAGTACCGCCGCGGACGCGTTCCACCACAAGTTAATCCGAGGATTAGCTTGCGATGTCGTCATCCTTGGC